AAAGCTTCTGATCGCCCTTCTTGGTGACGCGGCAGAGAACTTCATTCTTCGGGATAGCCGCGGTAATCTTGGCCTGTTCCCGCAGGATTTCGTCGGCCTGCTTCTTCGCATCCTTGTGGCGCTGGATAAGCTCTCCCAGCGCGGCAGTTGAGATGTTCTTGCGAAACCCGGTCAGGCCAAGCGATCCGGCTTCCGCCAGCAGCTTGTTGCGCTCAGCAGTCGAGACGGCTTCGACCTCTTCGGCTGTTTCCAGCGTTGGTTCGGTCATGGTGGCTCCATTGAAAATAAACGGGCGGCCCGATGTGAGCCGCCCGCCAGTTCAGCACTCCAGGGACGGAGACGTTAGAGAACGTGGGACCAAGTGCGACCACGGCGGACGTTGTCCACCATCGCCTTGTTCACCCCGTACAGTTCGTTCAGACGCTTGACGGTATTGCTTCGATCCCGGATCGCTCGGACGATTTCGGGATTGATCTTGGCGCGTGGATGATCTGTTCCAATGCGCCTAGTCAGATCAACGTTGCGACCCTTCTCCCGCATGTCGCGGACGTTGTCCGCCTGCGTTCCAAGGCGAAGGTGAGCGGGATTGCAGCACAGCCGGTTGTCACACGTGTGCATGACGACCGTGCCGTGAGCCCCCTCACCTTTCGGAATGGGACCGTTTGCCGACTCCCACGCCGCACGATGGGCCAGTATTTTCCCTTGCCTGTTCCCACGAGCAAGGAACCCGTAGCCAGCTAATTTGGACTTCATCAGCCACGGCCAGCATTCGTCCGGACCACGTTGATCGATCCACGACCACAGGCGCTCTTCGAAGGTCATTCTCCGGAGATTGTCCAACACTCCGGTCTTCAAAAAGCGCCCGTGATGATGGCTGCAAAGACCATCGATTTCAGGCTTGCCTTTGCATAGATCGACGCGACAGGTTTTCATTTCACCGCTCCAATTTGTGCAATTGAATCAGTGCCGAATCACGCCGTCAACCACTGTTTACCTATGTCAAATCTCTTATGGCCGCGCCTTTGAGTTCGTTTTTGCAAACGAGCATCTTCTCGGCGATCGTCATCCAGCGCTCGTTGTCGCCGTTCTTCGCCAGCGTCACGGTCGAGACGCCGCGATAGGTGCCGACAGACCAGCCGCTCGGATCGATGAGCAGGCAGTCCCGGCTCAGAGCGTAGGCGTGCGGGATGAACGAGATGGAGCCGAAGTCCGACACGTAGGTGTCAGCGGCGCCATAGATCGTCGCCTGAGACGAGCCAGACACCGAAGCGCGAATGTCAGCAATGCCGGTGAAGGCGCTGGCAATCTGCTTGTGCGTGCCGGACATATAGGCTTGGCTGTACTTCGCACCGTTGGTGAAGCCCGTCACGAGCACGCCCTTGAGGAGCGTTTCCGTGAAGGTGCGCTGCGTGCCGTTGGAGGCAGCAGCCACAACACCGGTTGAAGACCAGCCGCCCGACGTGCCCGTCGCGCCCAAGCTGTCGTTTGTCGCAACCCATGCCAGCGCGCCGGCAGTCTTGCGAGTGACGGACGCAGGCGTTTCAGCCACGGATGCCTTGTTGCCGATAAAGCGGGCTTCCATGTCGCGGCGAAGTTCGATACCGCGAATCATCTTCTGATAGTCGAGTTCATCTGCACGGCCGGCGCGGTCCGAAGACATCACCGTTCCAGAGATAGACCCGTCCTTGCGGAAGATCTGAGCATAGACGTTGCGGCGCACGGTCGCGTGAGCGGCTGTGTGCGTGCCGATTTCGTCGCCTTCGTACTGGGCGTTATCCGGGTCAGCGGCGTCCAGTGTTTCGGTTTGCCACTCGTGCAGGATGTTCTTGACCTTCATCTTGCCGATGTTGGACGAGAACGGGGTTTCTTCCGTGATGTTATCGCGGGCCTGTTTATGACCCGCTTCTCATGCTCTCACATGAGTCCAGACTATATCACCACCCGTGAAAGCGGGTGCGCGGCGCTCGTGGAGGCGTTACTGCCGTGGGCGTCGGAGAGGGAACTGCGGTTGGCCTGCCCTGAATTTTCCAGAGCAGGTCTTGGAGCAAAACAGATGGGCTTTGCCCTTCGTGTCGCTCCATCTGCGGCTGATAAACACGCCGCAAAATTCACAATTTCCATTCCAGCGTCTGTAGGCTCGTCCTCTAGTCGTTGCACCTTCAACAGGCTTTCGCCCGTAGCTTGGCTCAGGATTGCCGTCAGCACCACCTGTTACGGGTTTCCCTGAGTTCACCGCGTTTTCTGTCGTTGCGTGTATCTGCCAGTGACATGGGGCGCACACCGTCAACCCGTTCGAAATATCCCAGCGTCGTTCGGGATGCTCGGAATAGGGCTGCACATGATGTGCTTGCAATTCGATGTCCGTCGCACCGCACTTCTGGCAGGTCGCCAGGTCGCGGCTGATAACGGCTCTGGCCCAAGCGGCCTGCTTGCTTTCCCGATGCTTGCGGCGAGGGTTTCCGTTCCAGTTTGCGTTCTCTGGACCGAAATACCTTTTGCCGCCCACATCAGCGCAGGGCTTTGAGCAAAACTTCTGTGTCTTGAATGTTGCGTAAGTCGAACCAGCCTTGTGGGAAAACTCTTTCCCGCAACGCTGACAGTTCTTTGAACGAACCCCGCCCGTGTGGGCCGGATTGTTCTCTCCCGTCCAATGCTTGCCCCTCCAGATGCTGCGGCAATTGAAGCCGCAAAACTTGAAGGATTCAGCCCTGTAAGGAAGAACCGACTTTTTCGTCCCGCACTCTATGCAAGTAACAGTAACCGGCATTCGTTGGGCCTTTCATTCCCAACGATATTACACGTAAAACGACAGGCCCTCAAGTTAAGGCACAACCCTGTAGATCGTATCTTCCAGATCCTCACGTTCGCCCACAACAGCGGAGCGAATGAGGGTTCCTGCGTTAACAGCCATAGTTATTTCTCTTTCCTGATTTGATTATCCTCGCTTCAGCCGGCGCAATTCGATCGCCTCATCCACAGAGAGCGAATGCTTTGAATTGAGCTGCTTGATGCGTGCTTCTGACGATGAAGCTCTGACGCCCTGACCACTCGCGGGAGCGGTCGGGCCTGCTGGCTTCGGCTTGGGTTTAAGCGTCTCTTTCGCCTTCGCCTGTGCTTTATCCCAAAGCATGGCCTTGTAAGCGACGGACGCTTCAATCGCAGATATGCCTCGCACCTGTTCAAGCGGAATGCCCCGCTCGGTCAGGTAGCTCATCGTTTCCTTCATGCGTGCTGGACCTTCCTTCGGGTCCGCAAGTTCAGGAGCATATTCCGGCAGAAGCTTGCGCTGTTCTTCAACATACGTGCGAAACGTGACTTGCTCGGCCTCGGCCTTGTCGGCCTGGACCTTCTCGAAATCTCGCTTTTCGCGGTCGTAACGCGCTATCTCTGCGTTGTAGGCGGTCGGGTTGGCCTGCGCCAGTTCGGCGGCTGATGGGCTCCCTAGCCATTGCTCCCAGGCTTGCATGTGCTCGCTCTGGGCTTCGACGTAATTACCGATCCTCTGGGCTGTCTCCTGAAGCTGCCTGAGCTTGGCTTCGGATTGCTTCGTCGTTTCGGCGGCTTTCTGCATGGCCTTGGCAACTGCGGCGGTGCGCTGCTTCTCGTACTCCACGACCTCTTTCTGTGAGGCGGGCGAGAGCTTGGCGAAACGTTCCTTGCCTTCGGCATCCCAAAACTGAGGGGCCTCGATTGCCGTTACCGGTTCGGGCGGGGCCTCATTGTCGTCTTCCGCGTTGGCCTCTTCAGGCTCGCCTTCGACGTCCTGACCATCCTGGGTAAGATGATCGGATTCTGTGTCGGCTTCGACGGGCTCGCTCGCCTCTGTCTCTGCCTGTTGTTCTGGTTCGGGGTCTTCAACCCGTGTCGCGCCCTTGGCGCGCAATGTCTGCTGATGCTTGACCGCTGCCTCAATAGACAGGGGGGCGCTGTCCGCCACCGGGGCGGGCGCTGTGTCGAGATCCATGTTGTCCTCTGGGGTTAGTCTGCTGCCCGCCGATTGGCGGCTTCGCGTTCCAGTTTACCAGTATCCACGTACGTATTCAGCTGCTTGCGAACTTCCATAAGCGCACGAAAGGCCAGCAACCCGTTCCATGCCTCATCCGCGTTGGTTGCAGACAGCACGGCGCGCATCAGCTTCTTTTCAACGTCATCAAACGCGTCTTCCGTGACCTTGACGACTTCGTCAGCCCAGTAAGCGCGTTCTCCGGGGGTCATTCCGCAAGGCTCCCGCCGGGACGGAACGACTTGGCGTCACGTTGAGCCTCAGCCTTCTTCTCGTTGGAATGCAGCGCGGCCTGATGGTTGAGGTCGGCCTGATAGATCGCCAGCTCCTTCTCTTGCGCCATGCGAAGGATAGCCAGTTCACGCTCCTGCTGAAGCCGGATGATCCCAAGCTCGCGCTCGGAATCGAGCTTCATCTGCATCGCCTGCATATCGGTCTGGGCCTTTTGCGCGTCGGCCTGCTGCTTCATCGCGAGTTCAGCCTGCTTGGCCTGCGTCGTGGCCTGAAGCTCCTGTTGCTTCATCTGGCCGTTCATCTGCATTTCGGCTTGTTTGGCCTGTGCATCAGCCTGCACCTTCGCCATAGCCGGGTCAGGCTGGGGCTCTTGCGGGGGCGCTTCAGCCGGATTGCTCCAGAACTGTTCGGGGGCTTTGAACCCTGCCCGCTCAGAATACCGCTTGAGCAGGTTGTAAGCGTTGTCCGCCGTCACCAGCGGGCCACTCATCCCGCCTTGAAGCGCAACTACCGCTTGTTGGAACTCCAGCATCTTTTCCATGACGACAAGTTCCATATCCTTGCCGCCAGAGCCGACGCCGACTTCAATCACCATGTCCGCGCGGTTGCCGAACGTGGAGGGATCGATGTCGACCGGAGGCTTGCCGTTGAGCCTGATCTTCTCAGAGCGCGTGTTGTGCGTGCGGCTCAGCGCGTGGATGTGGAGATACCAGTCCTTGACCAGCGTTTCCGCCAGCACGCGGGCAATCATGCGCACGCGCTTCTGAGCCATGCCCATCAACGCCAGTGCGCCGCCCTTGGTATCGTGCAGCGTGTCCGGGTTAAGCCCCTGAGCGTTCCTGACAACGCCTGAGCGCTGTTCAGCCATCGTGCTCACGTATTCGAGAGCAAGCTGCACGTCGAAGCCAAGCTGGCCGGCCTGCACCGGATTGACCGCACCAGGCTTCTGAACCCGGATCGGCATGCCCGGCTCGTTCCGAAGCACGTCGTCCATCGTCTCTTCGGATGCGAGGTCTTTAGCCACCTCCACCCGCTGGTTCATGGCGAAATAGCCCGAGTCCAGCATCATGCGGACGAGCGCCGTCTTGATCTTCTGTATCTCGATCAGCTTGTCCGCGAGGCTCTGACCGTAAAAGCGGTGCGTCTGAATGAAGGGCGTTCCAACAGCCAGCCCGATGCGGTTTACCTGCCGCTTATCGAGGATGATGTTGCACTGCTCATCCG